AGTTATAAGTAAAATGTATAATCAGTTATAAGTACACTGAGTCTACGCATTTATTTAGTAAGATTGGAAACCTAAGAATTAATGAATAACTTTTTTTTCTTTGGATTCTTGAAATGCTTCAAACTCTTCTAACATGTCAAGTTCTTCATCCGTGATATCCCCACCAGTTGCATCTATGACTTGTTGTAATGCATCATCAACAAAACCCTTTGCAAGTTTTCTACTATGAGAATGTAAATCATTAGTCAATGGAATAGTTCCCGTCTCTACCATATTCAACCACTTAGACGAAGCTTCGTCATAGAACGGAATGAATTGTTCATTCATAACACTTCTATGCATAACATCATTTGGTGCAATCAATAAGACTGGGTCTGAAGATAGGGGTGCATACGGATAGAATGTTGCAAGGGTTGAATTACCACCAGTGATTGATAATTGACATATCATAGGTAGGGTTACCTGTAATCCTTTAGGTGTTTCTCTGACCATTCCGACAAGTTCAGTACCAGTTCTAAGTTTTACAACTTCGTATTGTCTTGGTGTTAAATCTTGTGGTCTTGTCATTTTAAATCAAATTGCCTTATCTCGTATGTAAAGTTTTCTTCGTTGTATATATTTATACGTTCTTTGAGGTGGTTGAGAGTATGATTATTGCATTGTAAGTCATCTGATATATCAAATAATTTCATCGATGTTTTACCATCTGCTTTTCTTAGACCTCTACCTATAGACTGTAGGTTTCTAATTCTTGATTTTGAGGGTGATGCAAAGACTACATTATCAATCTTCTTTATATTAACACCAGTAGAGAAGGTTCCGTATGACGCTAGTATGACATTATCATTTGCCTTCTCAACCAACTCTCTAACCTCTTCTCTATCTGTCACATCAGTTCCACCATAAACATAGTGCAACTTATCTTCTAATCTCTTAAACATCTTACCATGCAATACTGTTCCGTGTTTCTCTACATATTGGAATAGTACTAGAGTGTTACCTTTAAGAGAATACACTAAGTTGCATATAAACTCATTCCTACTATCGCTTGATACGAGGTAGTCCATCTCTTCTTGGTAGGTCATTTTCTTCATTTTAGTATGACGAAGTATGACACAATCAATATTTAAATTTGCAATAGTTCCTTCGTCCATCAACTCCTTTGTGGTTATGACCTTTTTGACTGGGCCGAACAACCCTTCTAGTTGCAATCTATGAACCTCTGAACCATCTAAGGTTCCTGTAGTTCCTATACGGATTGCAGTCGTCTTCATCTTTTCAAGTATACCTTTCAGTACATTTGCTTTGAATAGATGAGCTTCATCTCCTACGACTACGTCAAATCCTTGTAGGACTTCTTTAGGTGCTTTAGCAAAACTTTGCCATGTCGATATCGTAATGTCAGCAGGAAATACAGGTTGACCACTATAAATTTTACACACATCTTTATCATATCCATATTCTTCAAAATCCTTTGCCATCTGTTCTACTAACGATGTAGTAGGAACAATAATTATTGTTTTCTTATCATAGTATCTTGCAAGTAAATAAATGATAAGAGACTTACCACTTGCAGTTGGAGACAATAGTAGTTGTCTTCCATATTGAATTGTTTCATTGAGTGCATCTATCTGATAATCTCTAGGTTCAAAGGGAAGTTTTAAATCTGCTAACCAAGATTGACTGACTTTCTCTCTTGTTTTAGTTCCTAGGATATCTGTAACACCTTCAAACTCAAATCCTCTTTCTCTACAGAACTCATCTACATATGGAAGTAGTCCGATATAAATTTTGTGTGTTTTTATTGAAAAAAGATAGACCTTACCATCCCACCACTTATTCTTGTAGGAAGGCATAAACTTTGCGCCTGGTACTTTGAATGAGAAGAAGTCATGTAAGTCTTTTGCAAGACCATCATCACAATCAACGTGCATGAAGACCTCATCCACTTTTGATACTGTAACTTTCATTTATCTATAAGGATATCCACATAACCAACCAACTAATGATATTCTAGTTCCTCTTATTAAGGGCGTGACTTGGTGATGTAGAAATGATGGGAATAGGATAAGAGACCCCTTCTGTTTTGCAGAGAATGGTGCAGTGACAACAAAGTCTTCCATGTTTCTATTGTAATTACCTTTAGTAAGAGTATCCTTTGCACGTATATCTTCTATCCATTGAAAGTTTCCACCCTCATAATCATCAGGGTCGGATAGTTGAATAGTGTAACTTAACTTTCTTATCATACCATTATGTTCATATGGAGTAGGGCCTGCATCTGTATGCCATGTATAGAAATCACCCGTTACTTCTGCATCGGGTCTATGTTTGTATATGGTATACTGGTTTTTTTCTTGATATTCAAAATCAAATCCCCAACCACATTCTGACTTTGCATGTTCAACTGCACCATATAACTTATCTATTAAATGTTGTGGTAACATGTCTTCACACCATCTTACATCAGATTGTCTTATCTTACTATCGGTTCTTCCACCACTGTCTTCCCCATCGGGGTCAATCTTTTGGAAACCTACCTTTCCTTCCATAATAGGATATTGCATTGCATGTTGATGTATCTGTTCGACTTCACTATCATCAAATAACATAGGTATTGTGTAACAGTAATTGTTTAATATCATTATTGCCCTGCCATGAACTTTCTCCAATCGATTGTGTTTCTAATCGTTTGGTGTCTCCATGTAATATTTTGCATACATTCCTTTAGGAAGTCTACAGTAACTTTGAGGTACTCAATCTTTGCATTGAGGTCTTGTAAATCTTTATCTGCATTGAAGAATATTTGCATGTCATTCTTCATTATCTTAAGACCATTAAATGGGTCGGGTTCCCAACCTTTCTCTCTAACAGTCTCTTCATCCATTTTACCATTATACCACAACCACTTATCTTTAAGTAGTTCATTGTATTTGTTTTGGTATTGTTTTAGTACAAGTATCTTACTGGTTAGTAAGTCTTGGTATTTTGCATGTAGTTTAGGAACTTCAAGTGATGCATTATCTAATTCGATATCATCTATTTGACAATCTTCCGTCCACTGTTTCTTTAATTCATCTAACGTCATAATATATACCATTATACCACATATATGGGTATTTAGTAAGGGAATTTAGGAAGTACTTTCTATCTCGTAATAACTAAATCTAAAGTCAACTGTAGTAGTTACTGGTTCTGCTTCTGCACCACTCTCTAACTGTAATCCACTCAATCCTATTGGGAAACAGTCATGAAACCTAAAGTATCTATTAGGTAAGTTTTTGTTTGTATTTGTTACTAGTGTAATATCAGATGTTTGACTTGTATTATCTGTTCCACTGTATTGTTTACTTCCAGTAGATGTTGTTGATGTGTAAGTCTTATATAATGATGGGTCTCTAACGGGAACAATTGCATCCATCCAGTCATAGATTTCTTTGAAGTTTACTAGGTCTTCATCTACTAGAAACTCTACTGACATAGTTTCATAGAACACTTTGTCGCCAGGGAAAAATGCATCCAACCCAACACCTGCCGCTTGAGTTACTTCTGTAAATGTTAAGCCAGGAATATTTACTGACCTTACAAAGTATTCAACAGTAGGACACTTATCAACGATAAGTCTGAAGTTGTTCTTATTAAGAATCGATTTATTGATATCAACCATTTATTTTTAGTATCCGTTTAGACGAGGAAGTATCGAAATAATCTCCATCTCGATACTCTCTCGTTGTAGTTTCTTCACATAGATAACCATCTTTAATTAACGTTGTGATTGTCTTACGACTTAATACATTCGTTGTCTCTTCCCCATTAGGAAACGTATTTGCTTCCCATGGCCCTTCCATCACATTCACTTTTTTATTATACATAATTATCTCCGTGTACTACTATTTAGGTTACTTCTCTATTACAAACTCATTTAACTGTCTTGCAGTTTGAATGACCTCTTCACCAGTGATTTCTCTTAGTGGTAAAGGTTTCTTATCATTTGGGAAGTTTTCGTTATGCATATAGACAGCATCAACCTCTCTCTGATAATTGAGAACGATTAGACCCTCTGCTTGTGATAATAAGTCGGCTCTGATTTCGAACCCTGATTTTCCTGAATTACTCATATTTTTCTCCTGTGTGTGTATGTGTAATGTAAAGATTATTCTTTACCTTGTATTTAGGTTGACAATGCACCTAACTTTTTGTTATACTATGTATATAATGAAAAAACAAACTATAATTTTTGACGTTGATGGAACTATTGCTGATGTAGAACATAGAAGATATCACGTTACCCAACAACCTACCGACTGGAAAGCATTCAAAGAGGCGACTCAATTTGACACTCCTGTACAGTGGGTTTGTGACCTTGCAAAAAAACATATCGAAGATGGACATGATGTTGCATTCTTCTCTGCAAGAAACGAATCACAAAGAAGTCTTACTGAAGCTCAAATTGATGAGTGGATTGGTAAGGGTCATCAAGGATTGTTCCTTAGACCCGAAGGTGACTACAGACCCGATGAAGTGTTCAAATCAGAACTTGCAGATAAATTCGAAGAGTTTGGTGGTAAGATTGACCTTGTATATGATGACAGGAATAAAGTTGTTGCAATGTGGAAGGCAAGAGGTATCACTGTTGTTCAAGTTGCAGAGGGCGACTTCTGATACTGCAACGTGCCACTGCAAAGCCAAAAAAAAGGGACTCAATTGAGTCCCTTTTAGTATCTCCGAAGAGATTAATCGTAAGATTCTTACAGAATGTTTGAAACAACAAACTTTCTATAGTACTGGTTAGTACCGGCTGATGCCATTCCGTCTGCAGGTGTATTACCTACAAATGGATTTGAAACCATTCCGTATCTTGTTTTAAAGCCGATTTTTGGTTGGAAAGTATTTTCTCCAACTGCACGAACCATTTGTAATGGAACGTATGGGCAATAGAACATACCAGCATCGTATGGATTAGTTCCTCTATAACCTACAGTTAAGTAATCAACACCAGCATATGGGTCGATATAAACTTTAACTCTTCCGTTTAGAATACCAGCAAATGTATTGCCAGTGTCGTCTACGTTTAGGTTAGTTGAAAGAGCAGGAGCGTAATCTAATACACCTGCCATTGAAAGTGCTGAAGCAACGTCTGAAGAACATAAGATAAAGTTACCTTTTCCTCTTCTTGTTTCTTTAGCAATTTTGTTTGACTCTCTTTCGATTTGAAACAATAATCCTTTGAATTTCTCAACAGACCATCTACCGTTAGCATCAACATCTAAGTTGAAAGTACCTGCTGAAGCTGT